TATAATAGATATATTTTAATTTATTCTCATAACAATATTCTAAATTCCCTAAAAGAAATGTCTCTTCTTCAATCCCTATTATATTAGAGTTAGATTGATTACTATATAAATCCATTATAGATACTTTCTTTTCAGTATAACTTCCGGATATAATAGTTATTTCATAGATCTCTACTTCTCCATTTGAAAGTTCTTTCGCGGAATAGAATATTTCCCCTTCCATATTTAAACTAGATGGAGATACTCCATGAACCCATTCGTAATTAGGTAATGCTAAATGATCTATTATATGCCATCCATCTATTTTAGTAGAATAATTTAATTTATAATCAGTATATTCTTGATCTGAATGACATACATAATAAAAATCTGATACTTTAGGATTATCTATAGTATTTAGAGTAATTAAATCAATAAATACAATATCTTTTGTTCTTAAATAATTAGCTGATATCTGAGATACTTCTGGATAGATACTACTAGTACTTATACTAGTAGTATCCTTTAATGTAAATCCAGATATTCCATATTCAGTTAATGAAATGCTTAAATTTAATGAAATATTTTTCATTTTCCAAAATTTACTTCGTTATTTCTAGGATTGTTATCAAATAATTGTGCCCATTCAATATTAGCTTTCTTTTCTTCGATTTTATTTCTCTCTTTATCATTCTCATCTTTAGATTTAGCAGTAAACCATTTAATAGAGGAATCTTGTTCTTTTTGTTTTAGATTTTCTACTTCTTTAATAGATTTTTGCAATTCCTCTTGAAGTTGCTGTATCTGTTGTTGAGCTTCTTTAAGAGCTTGATCATATTGCTGTATCTGCTGTTGAGCTTGTTGTATTTGATTATTCTCCTCTTTTTGACGTTTAATTGCGTCTAATGTTATTTGTTTATATTCTGTGATACTCTTACATCCAATAGCTTGTACTAATACATCAGCTGTTAATTGTCCCGATTTAATTAACTCAAGATTATATGCTTTTATAGTTTCTAAGTCTTGTAAAGCGGATTGAGTATCAGCAATATTTATATCAAAGTCTGTTACTGTATAATGTTCTGGAAGTGCTGTGAAAATAGCTTTTTGTTTCTCTCCAAGAATTATAGTTCCTTGAAATCCATCTTTATATACTACTTTAGCTATATTTAAACTATCTAAGAATAATTCTCTTAAAGCTAATGCCATGTTAGAGAAGTATATTTTTGTGACAATTAGTGATTGATTAATTCCGGTTCTAACATTAGTAACAGCATCTCTAGTTTCAACTCCTCCAATAGCTTCTCTAAATGCTCCTGTTATATTAGATGCGAGTTGTTCTATTTTTTCTATAGCTAAATCTAGAGCTTGCATTGATTGGTAGGATAAACTCATATCATATGTATTAAATACAGCATTTGGCATAGATTGTCCAGCCTCACTTTGGGAAGTATCTAATGCTGCGAATCCTTGTTTTACATACGCCATGAATTTAAGTAATCTGTTTGTTTCATCTTCCTCATCTAAGAATGTAGGGATTTTAGAGAAATCTACTGCAATACCTTTTGTCCCACTTACTGCAATAGCATTATTTCGAAGGAAAAATAGTATATTATACATATCTTGCAAATCTGCTGTAGCTAATACTAAACTAAACGGGATATTTTGTCTCGTTGTCATAAATAACCCATTAACAGATAATGTACATTCCTTAGGATTATCCATAGATCTAACTACATTTAAATCTACATCCCTAACAATATAAATATCACTAGCAATTTTAACTACAGAGTATCTATGCATTACACCATCTTTTCCTGTCTCTATATATTCTACCTCATATACAGTAATTAATCTATTATTATATCCATACATTCCAGTATTCCCATCCCAAACAGGAGTTACTTCTAGTCCCCCTAATATTCCGGTAGCAAATTCTGAATCTTCTGTAGTAGCAGCATTTATCGGACCAGTAGATCTAATTATATATTTCTGATTATCAGTATAATACGATTTCTCTAATTCATCTCTTAACTTAGTTTTATCTGATTCAGTTAATTCTGAATTATATTTAGATAAGATCTGATCTACTGTCATATAATATCTACATACAGCTCTAGGAGATTTATTTAAATAATAACTATTAGGATTTTTCTCCACAAAAGTATTAATAGGATTTAATCCTTCTATATCCACATTATTCCCACTTCTAGAAGGTTGTGTTTTAAAATAAAGTGTTCCGGAGATTAATAAATCCGTCATTAATAATCTAGCTTTTATATCTAAATCAATACTTTTAGATTGAGATAAATATGTTATAATATTCTGTGCTGCTATTTCATATTCAGAAATAAAATTTTTATCTATATCTTCCTTTAATAATTGTAGAGATTTTTCAGTTAGAGGATCTTTTGTTATAGGAGTATTCTGATCTCCGAATTTAGAGAGAATAGTATTATATAAATTACTCATATATAATTCCCTAACTCCATCTAATACTTTAAGCTGTCTCTCTCTATTTATTAAAGATAATGTCTTTTGATCTTTACATGTAATTTGCATATTTAATGGAGCATCTAGAAACTTTCCGACTAAATAATCTATGTGCTTTTTTATAAGTGGTATAAATTGTATTTGTGTCGGAGTTCCTATTCCATAATTTTCTTCGAAATGCTTATATTGATCTAAATCCATCTTCCCGTGATAGTAGTTATAAGCTTTTCTTATTGCTACTTTATCATATATGAGATCAGAAATAGCTTGGTTAGCCTTCTGAATTTGATAGTCTTTTGATCCTCGTTTGTACTCGACGCTCATCCAAATCAATTTTTTGTCCTACGAAGTATCTAGTTAGATTTAAACCTCGAAGGTGTAATTCTTTCTTTATTTTTTCTAAAAACTTCTCTTTACTATCACATTGGATATATATACATAAAGGAGTTAAGTAATCTTCTGTTATATACATTTTAAGTATATAACCATCCTCTGTTTTAATTATATCCATTGATTTATTATATATCGCTCCATATAATTCTAATATGTATTCTTTAATCATACATATTAAATATTCTTTTTCAGTCGTATTAATCATATACTGAATCTGTTCTAGATATTAATACTTTTAAATCCTCAGGAATTCCATCATCTGTAGGTATTTTTCCAAAATGTTTTACTCCATTAGAATCATAATAATATCCTATTTTACTTATTTTAATTTTTTTCTTCTTCTCACCAATTCCTCCTAGTAATCTTAGTTCTTGATCGCCCATTTCGCACATACCGACGGCCGCGATAATATCAAACTTCCTTTTATTCTCATAAGAATAATCTTTTAATTCATTTAGCATCTCCACAGAATCAATTTTATCCCAAAACTCATTGACATAATCCTGAATAAGTTCGAGATAATATTCGATGACTCTTTTTGATGGATAAATACCATACATATTAGAATTTAAAGACTTCTTCTTAGATACATCTGAACTATTCGGAGATTGTAATTTTTTCATTAACAGAGTTTGTTTTCCTTTATCCTGAAAATAACTTACAATAGCTGTTCTAGAACTCTCTAATACTGCTTTCGCTCCATACCATTCTAATAATAAAATGGTTTGATTATAAGCCGTTCTAATATTCTCAGGCCTATCTTTATATATAGCTACATATTTATTTCCATCAAGTCCATAATTCCTCTTCTTTATAACTAAACAGAAATCAGATGTATCCTTCTGCCCAGTAGACTGATCAATACCTTGGTCAATAGAGTCAATTCCAGCAACATAAAGATTAGGTATTAAATCTCCATTCTCATCTCTTATAGGCTCTTCAAATATTTTAACTTTACCATTAGGAGAAGAGATGAATTTAATATTATCTCTACCTCCATCTGTGGCTAAAGCAAGTATACCAATTTTTGGTTTTATTCCGTAGCCATGAACTTCTATATCTGTTAATCTTTGTGCGATTAAATTCTGATTGAACATATTATCTCCTTTCCTAGATAAAGCTTCTTGGAAAGTCCAACAATACTCTGCACAATGTACCATATAAGCAAAGGGATCATTTGAGTATCTTTGACGTTCAATCATTAAAAATTCTTCTGCTTTCTTACGTATTGTAACTCCTCGATTATCTATTATCCCAGGTTGCATTACTATGGCAGTAGATGGGATAAAGTATGCTGTATAGACTGTACGATTATCTGAGGAGTGATTATGTTTATATGGTAAGATTCCGAAGGAAATTGGATCAAGAAACATCCGTTCTAGTCCTTCTAAAGATGGACCACTATCTCCCACTTTGTTATCTCTAGAGCTTTTTATCTCTAGATTCTTACACTTCTTAATTTATGTAAGGTCAGCATATATTTTCATCTGTTCTAGATGTCGAACACTCGTGGTAGGATTATATTTATTCACCTACTATGCGTTACAGTATCAATTAACCTTTCGCAATTTAATTGATTACCTCGGGATTGGCATCACAGCTTTCCCCGATTTTGCTCGATTTTCTCAATGAAGATTCCTCTTCAAGCCGGCAAAATTTTATATTTTCTTTCTAAATAAATACTGGAATATTTACCGGTACCATAACCAATCTTAAATCCAACTCTTTGTCCAATTACCTTAATAAGAGCATCTCCTTGAATCCATTTCTTAATCAACTCGGGGTCAGAACCACATTCTTCGTATATAAGTAATTCACATCGATCACCTCTGACTTTAGAAGGTTTATCTGCTACGATACCTGTTATCATAGATTTAAATCCGGATTCATTACCTTCTCTATCCTTCTTTGATGCTCTTTTTTGGACCATAGTATTTATCGCTTGGCGTAAATGCTTAAATCCATTCTCTGTTTCTGTATTTAAATAATCCAATTGTACCCAACATTTCTCTAATGTCTTAGCTAAGAAATCACTAGTTGCTGCGGTATATATAGATTGAGACTCTGGTTCACATGTATACATTGCAACTCCATTATTTGCTCCCATTTCACTAAATCCTAATCCTCGTCCCTTTAAAACAAGAGCATCTTTATTTGTTTTCCTACATAATTCCAGATAATGAAAATATTCATATTGTTTTGCTAGAAACATTGGAAAAGATGTAGCACGTTTACCTTTTTTTGTTCCTCCTGTATCTAATATAATCGGAGTTTGCATTCGATAGAAATTTAAATAAAAATAATTCCATCCAGTTATAGTATACCCATGTGAAGTATAGCCCTCAGTACATCTTCTGAATCTCTCATCCCAGAAATTGTTATATGCAGGACCTTTATAAGCATACATCTCATACTTCCCTGTAGCTTCTTTAGTCATTGCATCTTCTCTGAACCAATCAGGATTAAAATCTAATCCTTGTGTTTCTGTTATAGGTCTATACCCAGTAAGTTCATACGAAAGTTCGGGATCAAAGAAATCTACTGGATCTCCTATTTTAACATCCCAATCAGTAAATACTTCTGATTGTTCTAGAGCTTTAGTCTTTAATTTACTATATAAATAATCATCTATTTCAACTTCATCTCTAGCAATTTTATAGTTAGATAAATCTTTAGATATATAAGAATTATCATATAATTTCTGCTCTTCCGATTCCTCTTCTTTTAACTTTTCGGGGGTATCATAGGTACTAAGATCTCTTACTATTGTTTCAGTATCTAAAGAATTTAAAAGTTCCTTTGTAGTAGGTTTCTTTTTTACAACTCTTTTAGGTTTTTCTGGTTCGGAATCTACTTTTTTAGGAATATCTTTCTTTGCCTTTACTTTAGATACATTACCTTTTGCTCCATATGTAATTTTCCTAGCCATATTTAATCTCTATATCCAGGTTCATAATCCCCTTTTATTTTAGATTGTTTTTCAATATCTTTTTTATATCTCTCCTCAGCAGCTCTAACCTCATCTAAAAGAGGACCTATCCCTTTAGCTTCTGCGATTACATCTTTAGCTTTATATCTTAGTTGTCCTGTCTCATCATTTACATCACTTAAATCTACTAAATCATTAAAGTATATCGTTAATTTATCTATCACAGTATATACAGATTTAAGCAATTTATATGTTCTAAAAGAATCTCTCAATTCCTCATATTTTCTACAAGCTGTTCTAAATAAGGGATCGGAAAATTCCTCATCTGTTATAGATGCTTGTCTTCTTGCTTCTTTATTTCTATTCTGTTCAGAGAAATCGCATATAGGAGATTGCCAATCTAACATTAAATAAATATATTTAAATTCCCTAAACGCTCGTAATTTAAACCTTCCAGCAGGATCTTCTGGACATTTATTTCTCTCAGACTCCATTAAATCATTAAATTCTTTAAGTAATAGAATCTCCTCCTTATTTAATTCTAAGGATCCGGTTTGATTATTATAATTAAAAAACTTTACCATAGTACATATCCATATTTAGCAAGAAAGAGTGATATAAATAAGGAGATTACTTATATCACTCTTCATATCATACCTTTTCTAAATCTTTAGTCGAGAATACTCCTTCGCACATATCTCGATTAGAATTAAACCATACACACCTCATTCCAAGAAATGAAATTTCATTTTCTGATGAATCTACAACTTTTTCCACTATAAGCATTTTAGGCTTAAATGGCATATCGTGTTTTAATTGAACCAAATCTCCTGGTTTTAGAAATATTTTAGGTTCTTGATATTTAAGACAATTCTTCATGGTTATTAATTTTCTTAGAACTACAAGCTAATACATTTTGCTCTTGAATAATCCATAAAACAGTATCTCCAGTTCCGTCAGTATCAATTGGGAGATCTCTTTCACTATTAGCTATATACATTATATCCATTCCCGGGGTAACTGTTTTACAATCGGGACCTACATCTATTACACTACCTACAGAAATAAAGCGTTCATTCCAAATATCTATATCTTCTCCAGAACGAGGATCATGTTTAACGTCCCGTTTTAATATAATTCCTCCCTTAGATTTAGGATTTTCATAAGGACTAGCAGGATATTTAGAGAAGATTAAATAAGTTCCCATTGGTTTAATTTCCCAATTATTTACTTTATCCTCAAAAAACTCTACTTGTTTCTGGAGTTCTTCGTCAGAGACATTTTTTATTTTTTCATCGATTCCTATCGATTTAAGAGCTTTGTCAGTATTTAATTCTGACCTAACATTCTCCGGAACATATAATCCGGAATAATCATTTTTCATTACTTTTCCCATATACATTTAAATTTAACATAAAACATTTACCATTTATTTAATACACAATGATTATTTTTATTTCTTGTCTTTGCCATTAGTCTACATCCACATCCTTTAACCCATCCAACCATTTCTACATCAGATACCTGACCAGTACGAGGATTTATCCATAATTTAGGATCACAATAGCCTCCATATTTTTCTGAATATAAAGGACATTCTTTACATATCTCTAATCTTTTTAAATATAATTTTTCATTTATATTTAAAAATTCCTTTGCGTGTCCTGATAATATATCTTTAATACTCATGATATTTAAAATATTATAGGTTTATTTTCTTCTTCATATTTCCGGAGAATTAACTGCTTTTTATAGTATTTAAGCATCTTCTCTATATCAGATTTTAAATATTCTAGAACATACTCATTAACTTCACCATCGTGAGTAAAGTGAACAATTCTTAGCTCATCAATAATTAAATCCGGATTTTGTTTTTGAAGCATCCATGCGTAAAGAGATAATTGAAGAGTATAATGTAAGAAGTTACAATCCATTATATTATTTAAAGGATATTTCATCATTTGATACTTCTTCTTTTTAGGATCAAAATAGGATTTTTGTTTTAATTTCTTATTAGTCTTCCAGTCCCATACTTTGATATGATTTCCATTTTTAATAATTAAATCAGATTGTCCAGCAATACGTAACATTCCTTCTGGATCTATATAAGAAATTAACATTTCCGGTATAATTCCTGTATCTATATCTAAATTATGATGATTTTTATATACAGGAATAGTTCCTCCTAAATTAAATCTCTTAATCATTTTCTCAGCATGATTATAAAATCCAGTTTCTTGTTCTGCATGTATCTCAGTACCATACTCACAAGCTATCCTATTTGTTTCTCCCCAATCTTTTACATATTTATTACAAGTTTCTTCAAATACTTCTTTTGTAATACTATCTGGAATATAAGAATCATCCCATTTTTTAGTATTTAATAAAGAACTCTTTACATTAATAAAATCATTTCCCATTAACTCTTCTAACGCCTTATACTTCTTCCAAAAATCTGAATCAAACTTATTCTCGAACTCTCCAATTAAAGTAGTTACAGAAATAAATTTTTTTCCTTCTCCTACTCCCTTTTTACCTACATACACATGTTTCTCATCATTGTATGTAACATCATCGTTTTCCTTATCGACGATTAAATCATTACCATCGAAGGAGAAGTATTTAACATCTCCTTCATTCATACTCATAGTCATAATATATAAATTTTAATTTCCTTTCAATATAGCTAAATCTATTATAGCTCTTGCACAAGTTGCTATATAATAAAACATTTGATCATGCGAAAGTGGGGATTCTTTTGAATAACTTATTCCAACAAATCCTCTGGGAGTTCCATCAATTTCTATTAAATAAAGAAATAATTGTTTAGCTCCATTCTTTTTTAACATTGTATATAAAATCGAATCTGATTCTTTAATATTCTCTATATCTAATAGATTATATACTTTCTTTTCGTTAAGTTCTACATTAAATCTAAAATTATCAGTACTTTGTTGTTGATATTGCTGTTTAATTCCCGCTACTCCAGAAGCATTTTGTTCATTTCTCATTGTGAAGTATGTAAAAAGATTTCCGCTCAATGAAGTTAAACTATTACCATATTCACAGAAAAACGCCCTATCAGCTTTAAGAGTTTGTTGAAGTTTACGTAATTCATTATCTATTTTAGGGGGAATAGTTAGTGCGGTATTTACTAATTCCGCATGTTTCTCAGATCTCTCTTTCTCTCTTTGATTGAATACATTACTTATTTCAATTCTAACAGTTTCCTTTATCGTTTCGTTTAAATATCTTTCTACATAGTTAGAAAAATATAAAGTACATAGTACAATAACTACACAAAGTACCAATTTAGAATCTTTTATAATTTTAGATTTAATCAAACTATTTATGAGGGGTAGAATTTTGTCTATCATTTAACTTATTTTCTATTTTTAATACACACTTATTTTGAATAGTGCAAATATATTAATAACTTGCAGTCAAAACAAGATTTATATATTTAAATTTAAAAATATAAGAAATAATATGTTTAACGCGTTAAATTATAGAGTATGAAATTTAATCTTAGTAAAATAGACTTTAGTCTATTAAAAGTTCCAGATTTGGATTTAGAGGAATTTAATAATGTTATAGAGAAGTATTTAGGTAAAGAATCTGCGGAATTTCTTAAAAAGGGCGGAAAAATTTATATTAAGAAAAAGAATCGTGGAAAATTTACAGAGTCTGCTAAAAGAGCTGGACAATCTGTTCAAGAACATGCTAGATCAGTATTAAATGATCCAAATGCTACACCTCTACAAAGGAAAAGAGCTAATTTTGCTCGAAATGTAGCTAAATGGAAGCATAAAGGAAAAAAGAAGAAGTAGGATTTATATATAATCTTATATTTAAATGATATCTAATACTTCCAATAGCAAAATCCCACCCCTTCCTGTCTGGGCGATATTATTTAAATCTTCTTCCAAACCAGAACTCTTTCTACTAATTCTCAAGAAATTCAATATTTTACATCTAAAGAATCCGTATATAAAGAAATGATTCAATCTAATCCAAAATTTGATGCTGAAGTTGATTTGGATAATATAAAACGAAGGGTTCTTTCATAAGAATTTAATAAAGAGTAGGAATATTATATATAATAAACCTTCAGGAATAATGTCTAATATTATATAATAATATAAAAACAAGTAATATATAAATAAATGAGCACTAATTATTTAAATGAGGATAAAATAATAGCATTATTAAAAAAGACTCAAGCAATGGTTGCCGGAACAGCCAATGTTTCAAGTGGAACACTACAAACAATCTTTTATAATCGCGAATATATAAATAACGTTACTGCTTCTATAATCTCTAATTCAGACGATAAAGGG